TGAGCAGTTCCTAATGTTGATCTTTTAAACCACATTGAAAATGTCCATTTGTTTAATGTACCATCACTTCCAAAATTTATATTTAATTTTGGACTATCACCATCATTAAACCTACATGAGTTGGCTACTTCATAACCACCTGCTGTTGCTGAAGCTACATTACCTGATAAAATTGGTATCATTAAATCTCCAATGTTGGAAATTCGCCTAATGGTCTTTCCATAACAGGATTTTCTTCTGTGCCTGTATTAACATATTCGTAAAGAGTTGCTAAAGCATCTACATCACTTGCATTGTCAATGGCAGTTTCCATTGTATTTGATCTTGTTCTTACATCTGCTCTAAAAGTTGATACTGCACTTGGAACATTATATTCTGCTACATCAGTTGCTTTAATCACATACCAATCTGTCGGTGCTAATAAACCACTAGCTTGACTTTTAATAATTCTTTTGTGTTTAGTTTTTAATCCTTCAACTTTAACATCACCTACTTCTTTATCGTCAGGTAAATCTCCATTATCTGAATCTGCTTGTGTCCATAAACTATCTGCTATTGCTTTCGCTGTTGCACTTCCATAACTTGCTGTAACTGCTCCATCTGCAAAGTTAAAAGATTGATTTGTATTAGTGTAGTATGCTTCATCTTTTTTATTAGAATTATCAAAGACTACTTCATAGATTCCAATGGCTTCTCTTTCTTCGTTAGTCCATCTAAAAGAAAATATATTTCTTGAATATTGAACATCACCAATAACCATAGCTTTTGGTTTATTTATTGTTTTTGTAATTGATCCTGATTCTACTAATGCCCACATATTATCTCCTATTAACTCTCTGGTATATTTAAAGTTCTACCTACTTCTTGCCAAATTGACCCATTGTATCTAAATACAAAAATATCAGTTTTTGCATCTGTGTCTGTTGTAGTCGGTGCAGTATCAGCGGCAAAATTAAATACTGCGTTCCATGAAAAAGTATGACTTCCATTAAAATTAACTTCTATACAAATAAAAGCACCTTCTACTGCATTACTTGGTGCAGATAAAGTCGTATTTTCTGTTGTTAAATGATATGCGTTTGGTTTAGCTTGAGCATCCCAAGCAACTGCATTTGAAGTTGATGTAATTGCTTGTTGTGGAAAGTAAGCTAAATCATTAAATTTAATTGCTCCTGTCCCTTTTGTAGTAAAATCTAATCCAACATTTGAATCTCCACCTGTTGCTTCAATAACAGGATTATTACCTGTTGCAGCATTATGTATATCAAATTGATTAACCGCAGAAGCAGTTGTTTGAAGTATAACTAGTTCATTACCATTTGCATCAGCTATATATCCAGCATCAGCAAATTTAGGTGCTGTTAAAGTTTTATTAGTTAAAGTTTGTGTTGAACCAGAGAAATAAGTATCAAACGTAGCAACGGTTGTTTGACGCATTGTTCCACCATCATTGGTAACGACACCATCACCAGACGCAACTGCTGTAGTCCCAGCAGCTGTTCCACCATCCATTAAATTAAGTTCGGTTGCTGTTGCAGTAACTAATGTTGAAGCCAACATTAAACCACCAGCTGAACCATCGTGTGTAGAAATATCAACTGTAATATTACCATCAGAAGATAACCCTTTAATCTCCATACCTTTCGTCACGGTTCCATCGTATTCAGCTACATAAAAATCTAAAGCTCCTTCTTCACCACCAGCTGTAGCATCGACAACCCTACCTGTTATTCTTCCAAATTCTTGATTGTTTTGTCCAGCATCATCAGCATAAAATGAAATCAGTCCTGATATATCGTTTGCTGCTCCTGCTTCGCCTGCGTCTTTAATGAATCTAAGAATAGATCCATTAGCATCTGTATTAGTATTGGTAATACTAATAATAGGATTAGTTGATACGCTACTTGTTAAAGCAGCATTATTTCCATCATAAGTGAAATTTCCTTCTGCGTCTAATTCTGTTGTTGTTGCACCAACAGTAACAATTTCATTTGCTGTTGCATTATTTAAAGCTGTTACCGCTGCTGTAGAAATAGTTTCCCATGCTGCAGCTGCACCTGCACCACCAGAAGTTAATACTTGACCATCGGTACCATAATTAGCACCACCAAGTCCTATTTCACCATCCGCTGTAAATCTAAATTTCTCAGTAGCTGCTTCTGATTTACCTAATGCAAATACTAAATCAGTATTATTAACAGAAGCACTAAATGTATCGTCTGCTTCTGCCCATATTGAAGCTGCTATTGCAACGGCATCTGTACCATCAGATTCCAAAGGAGCTTGAAAATCTATTCGTCCTAACTTATCAGCATCAACAACAGTAAGTTCACCAGTTGTAAGTTTTAATAAACCAGCGCCTGCTGCGGTTGCTCCTCGTACTTCAAATGCATCTGCTGACTCATCATATAGTCCATACGCACCAGCCGAAGCACCAAAGAATTTTACATCATATCCTGTGTCATCAACACCAACTGTAAAAGTTGAATCTAATTGAACAGCACCATCAATATCAACAGCGTCTAAATTTGTAGTTCCATCTATGTCCGCATTTCCAGATATATCTAAAGTTGCAGCGTCTAGTTCACCTGATAAAGTAATATTAGTAGCACCAGTAATAGCGCCATCCATTGCAACAGCACCATTAATATCTATCGTTGTTGCATTAATTTCTATTTCAGTATCTGATACTAAATCTAAAACACCATCTGCTGATTGATGTATATAAGTTCCTGTATCACCAAATGTTAATTTATTAGTTGAGTTTAAAGTTAAACCTGTTCCATCAGTATGAGTTAAAGTTGTATCTGAATCTGCACCAAAACTTAATACAGCAGAGTCACTTAACAATTTAAGATCATCACCAATGACAGCATCTTTTGCTACAGATAATCCACCATCAGTCTGTAATGAGCCATCTGTTGTAGAAGTTGCTTCAGTAGTATCATCTGTTTTTACAATACCACTAGCTGTAACTGTAGTAGCAGTTAATGCTTGTGCAGCAATCGTGCTACCTGATTGTGCAGTGAAAGTATTCGCTGTAAATTGAAAATCATCAGCTCCTGCAATTTTAATATCTATTTGATCATCTGTATCTGCTGTAATACTTGTATCCGCATCAGCATCTAAAATTAATTCATTACCATTTAAATCATATCCACCAACTCCACCACCAACATTTGTATCAACAACATCGGTACCATTAGCGTATAAAATTTTTGTTCCTTTATCAGAAGCTCCCCAAGTAACTCCAGTTTGCCCAGAAACTTTTACTGTAAGTGTATAGGCTCCTGCAGTCTGGTTGTCCATGATCCACCATTTTTCTACAGCAGGAACAGTTATTGTTCTATTAGCACTTAGTGTACCTGTAAAAGCAATAACAGCATTTCTTATAGAATCACCAGTAGAACCATCTGTTAGAGATAATGTTTGATCTGAATTAGCAGATATCGCTACATAACCACGAACTGCTTCTTCTAAAATTTGTAAATTAACATTAGTCTTTGTACCCCAGTTACCAGCGTTTTCGCCAGTGGTCATTAACTCTGTACCAAGATCCGTATAACTTGATGCCATATTCCTCCTACGCGCTTCCTACAAATACTTCTACATCAACAGAAGCAGTGTCTGCCGTTGCTGTAATATCTACTAAATCATTAAAAGATACTGTTAATGCAGATCCACTCGCATGCATAGTATCTATAACTCCACCACTATTATCACCAGGATATATAAACGAGTGGCCAGCGTCTACTTTAATTGCAAACTCTGTACTGTCTTCATCTCTAAATGTTAATGTAAGATGATTAGTTGAATCTAAATTTGTAATTCTAATATATCTAACATCATCTTCGTCAAATTGACCTGCTAGATAACTTTTTGATAAATCTGTTGAAGAAGCTGTAGCAAAACCAAGTAAACCTGTTTCAGTAGTTGAAATAGTTACTATTCTTTTAACAATTTCATTAACACTTGAAATATCTAACGATCTTTCGCTGTTGTAACTATTATTATTAAGTGTGATTTCTTCGATTACTTTAGTTGTTAATGTTGCCATAGTTTATCCTTACGGAGCTGGAGGTACATTGAGAGGTATACGAGGCTCGCCATCAGTATAGTCATCTCTTCTCCGTCTCCCTATTTGTTCTTGACCAAACTTCTGTATTTCAGTTTGATATTTTTGTTCATATAATTGTAGCATATCCATCGGGCCTTTTAAATAACTAAATGCTTCGACTAGACATGCGTATAAAAGTCCATTTCCAAAATTCAGACTTAAATAAGTTGTAGTATTTGCAGAACTCAATCCTAGAGGTCTAGCATTATAATGCATTTTATACATAAACGCTGAACTAGGAGTTGGTACTATTGTAACTTTTCCAGATGAAGCTGCGCCTGCTCCAGTCGCTCCTCCAGACATTGCATAGTATTTTGGAGTTCCAGTAGTAGTTTCTGCCGCATCATATTCTCTTAAAAAACTAATATCTTTCTTTTCTAACCAGCTATTAGCCCCTGTTGCAGCTGTAGTTGACGTATAAATCTGGATACCTCTTACAAATAAAGTACCCGCAGGTGCGTTTATATTGTCTTTTGAAGCAACCAGATTGCCTATAACTTCTTTTCTA